GGTGCAGGTATATCAAAGTATTGCAGCAGATGATTGGCCAAAAATATCTACTGTAGATGAATATAATATATTACCCGATATTATTAAACAAGAAGTACAGTCAATTATTAATAAACATCGGGTGACTATTTCACAAGAATACAACCATATATTTCAAAAAATATCCGCACAAGGAAATATAATAAGTGAACAACCGATGTCAGACGGATCGGGACCAGCACTGTTGAACCGTGCTATGACTACCAGAGTTGGTCGAGATTTATATTTTGGCACTGAAAATTACAATGATGATCTATTAGAAATTAAAAAAAAATATAGTAATTTTTTCTCAGAATACCGGTGCCGTGTTATTAATACTGGTGGACACATGGATAGCACATACTGTCCGGTTAAACCAGGACTGATTATAAGTCTGAGGGATGTTCCGACGTATGCCGAAACATTCCCAGACTGGGAAGTTGTTTATTTACCAGGTCAAAGTTGGGCGGCTGTTAAACCATTTTTAGATCTTAAAGAAAAAAATTATGGTAAGTGGTGGGTTCCGGGAGAAGAACTAAATGATGAATTTACTGATTTTGTCGAGCAATGGTTAGGGCATTGGGTTGGTTATGTAGAAGAAACTGTATTTGATGTCAATATGTTGGTTATAGATGAGCATAATGTAGTGTGTAATAATTACAATGAACATGTATTTGAGGCATTTGTTCGGCACGGAATTACTCCTCATGTTGTCAATTTTCGACATAGATATTTTTGGGATGGCGGCCTCCATTGTATTACAAGTGACTTGCATAGAGAAGGTACAATAAAAGACTATTTTCCGGAGAGGAGTTAAGATGGACATTTATCATATATGGGCAGACAAAGAAGGCGACATCAGTGATTTAGACTGGGTCAATAATATGAAAGGATTTTTACAACATTTAGTTAACGAGGATAAATTAGTTAGCTATCGTATTACACGTTGTAAGATGGGATTTCGAAGCCTGGATATTCCAGAGTGGCATATTATGATGGAATTTAAAGATATGGCGCAACTGGACAATGCGTTTAAACGTGTTGCTCCGTTAGAAGGTGAACTAGAATCTAAACATAGAAGTTTTAATCAGTTTGTTAAAGGCAATATCCAACATGCATTATATCGTGACTGGCCAGATAATCTATAATTTAATCACAGTCCGAAAAAGCTTCAATTAAGCGTTTAACGCATTCTGTATCACCTGGTTGGCAGACAGTTGAGGGAGTTGGTTCTTCTGGGGGAGTTGGTAAGTTTGTATCTGTAGTGTTCGACATTGTATGTCCCTTTGTAATTTGCACGGTAATTTTGTCACCATGTAAATATTTAGTTAAATTAATGCCGCAAGTATAGCGGGGTCAATGTCATCAAAGGTGCCACGCTCATTTTCGCTTACAAACTTTGAACTGTGATGATACACTTGCTCATTTGGTTCGGGTAGTTGTTCAGTAAGCGCAATCATAAGACGATATGTTTCCCATGCTTCTTTAACGCCATCACTTGTAACGTCTGCTTCTGTTGGGTATAAATCCATCCAGATATAATCACGCGGTACTGAGCTAGCACTAATACCGTTAGCACGTGGCTCGAGTATTTTACCGGACTTCCATAGTTCGAGTCCAATACGTTCACACTCTGCTGAGTCAAGCCCGTATAAGTAATCACGTCGATATGTGTATTCTTTAATCACATTCTTAACGTGTTCTTCTGTAATCATATGTGTACGTGCAATGATGCACATAACATCTTCAAGTTTAACTGTGCCGTTGACTAAATCTCGCAAGCATCTTCCAAAACTGAATCCAATTTTAATTTTAACTCTCCTTCACTAAAAACATAGTATACTTGAATTTAGTGAAAGTGTCAAGCATTATCTGGCTGCTACTTTTACTTTGTCTGCGCTGTAAAATGTATGCCCGCCAATGCGATCAAGTTTTGCAAGTCCCCATCGTGGGTTGGCAGATGCATTATGAAAGTACAATGCTTCTGTACCCAATGACTCAATGCGTAGTCCTTCGAACAATACGTTTTGTGCTATTGTGTAGCTTTCTTTCCATGCTGCAGAATATATGCGTTGTCCGTGAGCAAGCGGATCGCATACCCACGAGAACTGACATATTGTTTTATCTGCTATTACTATTTTTTGATTAACTACACCACATATTGTACGTGGGAAGTCTCCGCTTTTAGCGCGATTGATTGTTACTTGAGCCACTGCTACTTTGCCAGCTAAACTTTCGTTTCCGGCTTCGTGGTAGATGTTTTGTGCTAAACAAGTTAATTGTTTTTGTGTTGCGACTGATATTGCTTCTTCTGCGTTGGCAGTAATTATAACTAATGACATAATGGCCATGAATGCTATTTTTGAGTAGACGAAACTGCTCATAGTAGATACCTCCTATTAAGTTATTGCGTATTTCTTACAGACGTGTTACTAAGTTGATGTCTTTCTTTGAATTGTATAAAATCTGCAAGTAGCTGGTTGCTCTTGAATCATCAGTAGATCATAATCACTACATCTGGGTTCTGCAACTTCTAGACTTGCTGTGTGTCTGTGGCACGTATTACTTATCTTACACTTCCTTCCCGCACAATAATAATCTCTGGCGGGTGTTGCTTGTTGCAATGTGGCTTCTTCTGGTTTGCGCATAAGAATCCTCCTTGTGTATTATATATAGTCCATGTGTTCCTATGGTTTACTATATACTTTACTTTATGTAGGTTGGGATAACTACGGTTTCTGCTTTTTCTGCATCAAATCATTGGTGCAGCCGCTACACCTATCTAAATTACAAATGGTATAATAATCAATTAAGTCCCATTCTTGATCCAATATGCCTAGCCTATCATTTTGACATTCACCGCCATATACTTCATTCTGATAAATGTAAATATAATTGACCCCTGCGTCACAGTGCCAACCTTGCCAATGATCAAGCCCCTCATTATGTAATCTACTAACATATATTAGTGCCGTAGTATTATCATCAAATGTAACTTTTGAATTATAATTACGATCATTGACTGTCAAAATTAAACTCCTTTTTATTAGGATTAAGTTTTATAGTATCTCTAATTTTAAGACTGTATTCGATTTCATTAAGACTATGATTGATTTTTTCTCTTTTAAAAAGTTGCAATATATTGTAGATTTTTCAGTGCTCTAATATTCATTCATAACATTAACATGTATACTTTTACGGATCATTGTTGCTATTCGATGAACTGCTATTATTGTATCAAAAAATTTATGTTCATTAAAAAATTCACTGTGCGTTGAAAAACTAATAAATGAAATTATATCAATTGATATTGCAGTTAAGTAATATTGTTTACTAGCGGATCCATTTGTAGTGAATCCTGTTTCGGAAATATATTCCTTATAATTTGTATCAAGCCATTGTAAGAAAGGTAGGAAATTTTTATTAGCAGTAACTTCACCGCCAGTGAATGCTAATTTATATTTTAATCCACGCTTTTGTGTTTTTGCAAAAATTATCTCCCATTTATGTTGCAATTCAGCTAATGTCAGATCCTTATCAGTTAAATTATGATATTTGTCAGGGCAATACATACAATCAAAGTTACATCTTAATCCTAAAAACCAAGTTATCGAAAATGTCGGATTTATTGGCTCGATCTTAATAATTTTTTTACTAGTTAAACTCATTCTAACCCCAATATCCCAGGGTGACGCTGTAGTAGGCTATGTCTATAATGGTTCCAAATGTCGTACAAATCATCACTATTATACTGATTTATGAGTACTTTTAGGTTCGATAATGCTCGTAACTCGCCTAAATATGGCTGATATTTTTCAAGTATAGTTTCTGGCGTGTATTGGTATGCAAGTGCAGAAATCTTCTCAAGATCAATAAACGTTGGGATTAAGCGTTCAATTAAAAATGTAAAGTTAGGTAGAGTTTTATCATGCGCATAGTTACTCATACCCTCACCAAATACTTGCTGTTTGAACACAGGGTCTTTTTCTGCTTCTGTAAATAGTCGACGTGTAAATGTCATAAACTTATCCCAGAATGCTCTACTACCAACAATGTAGTTAGCAAACATAGTACAGTTACGATCAAGTACCATACTGCGTACATCAACATCTTCGTAACCGATCTTAGTTAGAAAGCTGTTGCCAATTGCAGAGATGTTAGGGTGGTGTATATCGCCTTGTTCCCAACTGTTAGCAAATAACGCTTCATTTACTAAGCATGGGTTAACAAAGTATAAGTCAGCACCGGGATTATCAGTAATAAAAGCCAGTAACTGTTCACCGCTTAGATTTGTTTTCTCTTTAAACTTCCAAGATACAAAGCCCCAGTAGTCCAATCCTTCTGCACATATACGTTCATATTCCTGTTCCCATATTGCCCACTCGCGCAACTCTGGTTTAAGGTTTACTGTGTTATCAAGTGGAGTAAATGCTGGATCTAACGTTGCAACTTGTTCTGGCTTAAAGTATATTTGAAAGATTTTTATGTTTAGTGACATATTTTGCAATTTCCTGTGTTAAGTCTCGACTGCGTGGTATAAATTCATTTTCTAATCTATACTCGACTGTTTCTTTGTTTGTTATGTGATGAAATCCCCATCCGCGTTGTCTATCATGTAAAGGAGTTTGTGTTTGGATTTGTAACTTACGTTTCATACCCTGTTCATCCAATGGAGCCCAACCGTAATAAAATACTGCTAACTTATCCGTTGTGTACTTGTTAAAATGTCTTCCCGGACCCATACACTCAACTGTAGATTGAAGTGCGTATTGCACAGGTATACTATGTATGCTGCGAGCCCGTCGTTCTAAAAAGTTTTGCTGTGTATCAAATGTAAATCCAAAAGTCTTTTGTTCATATAAAGGAAGATCATGTGTAACTAGTCGTTCTTTATCGCAATCAACCATAAACACACTTGGCACAAGAAATTGCCCAGGTTGATCACCTAATATAGAATAATCACCTACTAACAATTCAGTTGCGTTAAGGCACATCTTCCAACCATCAAATTGGTTCTCAACATCCATTATTTCTCGATCTACTTTATCGGCTTGGAAATCAAAGTTTCGACTCATTACTATATCCCAAGTTGGGCATAGTTCTTTAATAATTTCTCTACTTCTGTCGGTGCTGTGATAGTCAATCATAACGCCATGGTCGAACACTTCACGATTATGTTTTAAAAACCACGGTAATATATATTCTTCATTATAAAAAGTACAAACAACTGTTTTCTTCATATTAGTTACCTGGTGCGTATTTAAGAAATACGTCACCTTCTTTATTACGTACTAGCCGAATGTTTGCACTTATTTCATCAAAGAAATTCCATGCTAGCGGAATAAATGCTACATTCATATCTTCAACTTCTTTAAGTATGTCAATTGATACTACAGGAATATGCATACCTGGCGTAAACAAATTTTGTTTCAATGGATTATCGTCAATGATAAAATCTAATTGTATATTACCAAAGTTGAGTAATGTCATACCTTTTGCAGCGGCACCATAGCCAGCGATTACATATCCTTCAGCTCGATATTCCTTAATCTTTTCTTTAAGTACATCAACCCCTTGTTGACATTTTTCTGCCCACGTAGTGTACGTATCAATCTCTTGTAATCCCCATGCACGTTCTTCTGCCAGGTGTTGTTCGACTCCCGACTTAAAGTCTGGCACTGTAGCAAACACAAATTTATAACTAATTCCGTGAATTGGAGTTTTCTCTACATCAATTAAATACAGCCCTGCACGAATAGCTAGTGCCTGCATACTTGCAACATTAAAGAAACTTAAATGCTCATGGTACACAGTATCAAATTCATCATTGTGCACCATGTTAGCCTGACTTGTTTGTAAGAACAAGCGACTATTGTCATGCATAATTTCTTTACACATCATTAAAAACTCTAACGGATAACTTGTATGCGCAAATACATTTTGTGCGTTAATAATATCTATATGTTTAGATTTAAAATGCTCTACATATTCTTCCGTAAAGTAATCACAAACCACTTCATGTTTGGCACTACTTAACATATACAAGTTACGAGCAGGATCAATTCCGTATGTTTTTAATCCTAATGCTTTAAATGAATTCAATTGCGAACCATCATTGCATGCAATATCTAACATAGTCGTTGGTGGTGTTGTAAAATAATCCAACGTCGACTTAGCAAAACTATCAAAGTAGTCACGCAATGTTTTGCTTGTACCACTTACATATAGATAATTTTTAAACATTAAGTCTGGATTTACTGCATGACTTAATTGCAAATGAGTACAATCCGTACAAAGATTTACTTGTAATGGAAATATATATTCAGGAATAGCAGTATCGTCGATAAAGCTATTAGCAAGTGGTTGCTCGCCTAAATCCATCACCAATGTCAACTGTTTACTTCCACAACATAAACATTCGTTAAGTTCTTTTGCGTGTTCCATGCTAATCAACTACTACCATACCGTTTGGAGCAATATTACCAATTAATCCAACTGTGTCGAGTTCAACTAACTTGTCTGCTGGAATGAACTTAGCCATACTATGCTCGACATCAATGTACTTGCCGTTATTAATAGTAGAAAACATATTTTTTAGAATGTTTTGAAACAACTGAACTGTATCAACAAACAAACTCGGAGTAAATGACCACAGACGAGTTTGTAACAATGTAGTTACACCGGTATCAGCTTCTGCAATCCAACTTGCTTGTGCCTTCTTAAACACATATTTGTCCACAGTTGTTTCATTATCAAACTTAGTAATGTCAAACTTATCAGTAACTTGATAACGACCACTAAGTTTAAATATGCGTGATGAGCTTGTAATAATATCCATTATCTCTGCATTAGACGACATGTAAGCAAGTGCTTTGTACATACCAATACACTCCATTGAGTTCTTACCAATGTCGTAATTAGTAATATTGTTATGGAAGTGCTGTATGTCTTTGTCATCACTATTGTCGATATAGTAATCAACAATATCAATTAGTTCATTTAGTTCTGTACTGTCGTCTTGCGCAATTGCAGTAGTGCTATTGTCAATTAGAATAATAGTACAATCTGGGATATACTTACGTGCGCTTTTAACGGTATCTAATGTTTGTTGTATACGCTGTTTAGTATCGTATATACCATAGTTAGTATATACTGCCGATGTTACTAGGACTGTGTTTTTCATTATATTGGTGTACTCGTTACAAGAATTTGTTCTTTACGGACATTTTTGTCCATTACTACAATGCTATCATAAAAATGCATGCCGGTTAGTTCTTTAAAGAATTTAGCAAGTGCAATATTATCAGGGTGACGGTCATTGCCACGATAGTAATTAACATTCATTGTATCTGAAATTTGTTTTGCATATTCAAGAAAGCTACGTGGGTTATTAAGTCCGCCGCCATATTCTGGCCAGTATGCAGTATGTGTATCTTCACACATATAAACACCACCATTAACAATATGTGGCCATACTTGTTGCAACGTAACAATCTGTTGACTCATATGATGACCACCATCGTCTAAGAACACATCAATTTGCGGATATGTTTTTAGAAACTCTTGCCAAAATGCAGGGTCACCTTGATTGCCATTTACTTGTATGCAACCTTCAGTTTGATGGCGTTGTTCAAATGACACTGGATCAACATCGATGCCGACAATAGTAGCATCAGTACCAAAATACTTCTTCCACATCTCAGCACTTCCGCCCCTACAGATACCAACTTCGACTACAACTGGTTTTCTGTTTTGATATTTTGCAAAATGTCGTTCATAAATGTCAAAGTACTCAGACCATTTACCGCAATGTAAATCTAAATTATCAAATATATCTCTTAGCATCTTAACCATCTCTCATTTGCAAGTGTCCACTCAACTACTTCACCAATACGTTGGCTTAATGAATACTTTGGTTCCCATCCTAAACTGCGCATGTAGTCACCACTTAATGCATAACGTAAATCATGTCCTGGACGTGAACTATGACAATCCACTAATTCGTATTTTAGTTCTTTGCCTTGTACTTGCGCAATAATTTTAGCAAGCGTTAAATTATCGATTTCTTCTTTACCTACTAAGTTGAACTTAGGACATTTGGCGCCGCCAAAGTCAGTAGTAAGTTTAGCATCATCTAAGTTTAACAAGAAGTGCATTGCATCTGCAACGTCTGCGGCATGGATATAATGTCTACTACCTGCTACTGTGCGACTAACATCACTATGTACAGTAATTGTGTCACCATCTAATACTTTACGTACACACATTGGGATAAATTTCTCTGGATGCTGTCTTTCACCAAACACGTTCATCGTGTGTGTAATGAAGATTGGCATTTTATATGTATTTTCGTATGCAACTGCAAGTTCTTCACCGCCTGCTTTAGTAGCAGAGTATGGGTTAGTTGAGTTGTAACGGTCGCGCTCACCATAATTAATACCAGGAGGAGCTGCGCCGAAGATCTCATCTGTTGAGAAGTAGATAAAGCGTTCTAAGTTAGGAAGTGTACGTGCATAGTTTAGAATATTACAAGTACCTACAACGTTATCAAGCACAAAGCTCATTGGATCGGCAATACTGCGATCAACGTGAGAACCTGCCGCTAAGTGTAATACAAGATTAACATCACCTAAATCATATTGTAACATTGAGTTAAGTTCTGCACGTAAATCGTGATGCACAACCCGTACACGTTTTTTAGTTGTCGCATCAAATTGATCCATCATATCTGCAAGGCGATTTAAGTTGCCTGAGAAATCTAAGCGATCAAGACTGATAATATTCCAATCAGTATTTCTAAGTAAGTTTTCAATAACGTGATGGGCTACAAAACCTGCGCCACCCGTTACGAGTACGTTTTTTGACATTGAATGTTCCTTTTAGTTGAATTTACTGCTATATGGTATTTATTTTAGCATATAACACAGATAAAATTATGCTGGTTGTGATACTTTACCTTCTACGTATTCACGAATGAACTTAACTGCTTTGCGACTTGTATCAAATACAAACTCTTTAGCGTCATCTTCGGTATTTAAAATTACAATAAAACCATTTGCTACTTTTCTAATTTCGATTGATTCAAACATAGTGTTACCTCATTGATTAATTGTTTATCTTACAATAATAGCATATTTGCAAGCACAATGTCAACCTTTTTAGAACTTTTTGGCAAGATTCCACGTCGGTTGGGCAGTATCTTTGCTAGAAACTATCGGTATTGCACCATTTAGCCCCCATTCTATGTTTATTGTTGAATCATTCCATAGTAAGCCGTGATCCGAATCGGATGAGTAAAATTCATCCTGTTGATAGTGTACAATAGTATTATCAACTAATGTCATATAGCCGTGATAAAATCCATCGGGTACGTAAATTAATTGTGCAGTATCTTCGCTTAGGGTAACTGAGCCCCATTGCCCATACGTTACTGAATCTACACGTGCATCAACAAACACATCCAACACCGCACCACGTATAACTTGCAATAACTTGGAAGTTTGGTGAGGTGGGATTTGTGTGTGCAATCCACGAATAGTATGTTTTAGTTCAGTGCGCACTGTGTTGGATTGAACAAATGGTTTTGCAATTCCGTATTCTTCCATCCATTTGTTCGACCAACTTTCAGCAAACCAGCCTCTACTATCTGCATGGCGAGCAAACATAAGTAGCTTTGCTCCGCCAATAAGATTATGTACCTGCATTACTTAGCTGGTTGTTGCTGACGTGCTTGTCCGCCGTTAGCTGGTGTTGAGCGTAATTCAGAGAACTTTTTGTTCTTTGATTCCATAAATGATTGCTGTGCATCAACCATTGCTTTCAAATATAAACGACGTGATTCTTTGTCATCAATTGTAGACAATGTTAATTTAACCATCTTACCTAATTTAAAACTTGCATTTGTTTTAGCCATGCTGTAATACTCCTTATCGTGATTCAACTTTGAGATTTAGTACAAAATTTTCTACTAACAGTTTAGTTATTGTTGCTACTATAATTGCTTCGCCATCTTCTGTATCGGCGTGTTGCTTATATAGTTCGTATGCTTGACTGCCAACCATTTGATATATATGATCTTTATTAAGCGGCAAGTTTTCCCAATCAATTGCATCAGTTGTTTCAACTTCTTGTGCTAGTGCTATAATTTGTTCTAATGTGTAGTTCATAGTACTATTATATAGCCTTTAGAAAATGAAGTCAATAAAAAAGGCACCGAAGTGCCTTTTTAGAGAATCTATCGTTTTTCTCTTGGTATGTCTGATACTGTCCTCTGAGCACGTGGAGCTGTCACTGTTCCGGGTGGTCTAAGTCCTGTAGTTGGTGCAGTTATGTTATCTACTTGCTTACGTATTGCATCTGCTGTTTCTTTACTGGATTGGGGCGCAATTCCTGTAAATTGTTCTGCACCATTTGACGAAGTTGACAATACTATTTGTGGCATAGCCTCTGATTCTGGTGCCATTAGATAGATAGTCGACGCATTAATTTGACCGCGCATATCGTCGTATGTTTCAAAATACTGCGCAGATCCACCGCCGCGCACATCTAGCAATAGCATACCATCAAATCCAGCATATTTTTTATAATTATCATATCCTGTACTCAATACTGCTTCTTTGATGGCACCGGCGTCACCAGTTTGTAGTGATTCTTTATACTCTGAGTTATTAACATGTGAAAACAATCCATCGGCCATAATTGTTGTTACTTTGTCGAGTGCTGTCGAATCATCCTGTATCAAAGGACGTACTGTATTAACCCAAAACGTAATCCCTACTCGTGCTGGCATTTCAATACCGTTTGCTACTACTATTTCAGCAATTGCATCTCTAATAGCTCGCATGTTTAAATTAGCTTTACGTGCGTCGCTCCAGCGGCCACCTTTGCTTACTGTAGTCTTAACTTCAACTGCCTTACCATCAATATTCAAATCGCCGCCACCACTTGCACGGCCACTATGTTTAATCTTAGGACTTAGTATTGCTAGTGCAATTTCCCCTGGTCCAACACCCTGTGCTGTTAATTCAATTGCAAGTAAACGAAATACTCGATCTGGGAAGCCAGCTTCAATGATATCAGTAAAACTATTTCTCTTACCATTCAGTAACGTAGTAGTATCAACAAAGCCATTTGGATATTCGTCTGCAAATTTTTCTTTTTCTTCAACGGTACCATCAACATGTACAATTAAATTAGCCAACTTATCTACCATCTTGTTAGCATCAACATCCTGTTTAAGTACTTGTTTAAGTTTTGCACCTAAGTCAGTAGACTTTAACGCTAATAGTACTTTGTGTAATATTTGTGGATCGTTGGTTTGGTGTACTAAATCAACTACTTGTTGTTTAAGAATAGATTCAGCTTCTAAAATGAGGTCAATAAATTTGCGCATAATGTATTTATTATTCTTTTCGTTCTATATCAATAGGTATACGTAGTTCTTTGAAAAATTTATGTTTATATTCCGTTGCTCGCTGTTGTTTACGCATATCAACTTGATTCCAATCAAAGTCTGAAACATATTTATTTGTCGAAAATTCTAAATCAAATCCAAGGCTAGCAATAGAAAATGATCCCAATCCTCCAATTTTAACAGATCGAACTGTTCTGCCAGACAATGTAAAATGGTTGGCAAGTTCTGTTGCTTTTTTCCAATCCATATAATCATTTTCCCATGCTAGCAAATGATCTTGTTTGCCTAATATTCGATATCCATAGCCCTTAGGATCTAATGTTATCTTACTGTAAAATTCATTTGATTTGGCGGCTTTATCTTCCATGTTAAATCCTCGAAATATCCAAGAATCAAGTGGAGAATCATCAGTCATTAAAGTATTAAAGGTGTCAGTTACTGATTCTACGCTTTCTTCCGGTAAGCCAACCATAAAAGAACCGTGTAGCATTATTTGATTTCCCCACTTACCTTTAAGGTATCGTAAGGTTGCAAGTTGCTTTTCTTTAGCCATGCCCTTGCCAATGATTTCACCGGTGATTTTATTCCACGATTCGATACCCATGTAGGCTCCACGCATGCCACTGTCTAACAGTAAATCAGCTGTTTCTGGATGGGCCGAGATTAAATCTAATCTTATATATGCCCAATATTCCAATTTAAAAGGCAAGCGTTTTGAAACATTATACATCATCTGCACTTTATCCACGCTATCATTAAAGGTATCATCGGAGAATATATATCTAGTTACTTGATATTTTTCGTAGTTTTCTAAAAATTCATTATATAAGAATTCTTCACTACGAATAAAATCTAATTTCTTTTTACCATTTAATGGATAACTACAAAATGCACACTGGAATATGCAGCCACGAGCAATCTCAATAGGTAATGTTTCTCCTGGTAATACTACATCATATGTTTCGTACGATGTCCTAGATGTTGCTATATCAAACCCATCTGCTTTACTATCATTTATTATAATAAATCCATTAATGCTTCTATATGATTTATTAAGTTTTTCGCCATTTAATAAATGATTTGCAAGATTAACTATACTCATATCTGCATAACCACATACTACATACTCATAATCTTTATTCCAACTAGCATCAGCAGCATCAGGACCACCCAATACTATTTTACAATTAGGATTTGCGGTTTTAATAGTCTGCACTACTCGTCGATTCAGACTGTGTGCATGTGGTAACATAGATCCAGGTTTACATAACGGCCACTCGATATGACCATCGTCTCGGGTAATTACATTTTCTAAATCACGATAAAATATAGAATTAAACCCTACAAACAATGTGTGAGATGAAATTAAATGACTAAGTGTAGTCATAAGTTCATCAGGAGTCCATATATGCAAATGATTAATAACAACCACCTGATACCCTGCTTGTCGTAGGGCCGATGCAACTCGTGCAATCCCAAACAACTTCTGCATGAATATTGGCTCACTGTGATCTGTTAATAAAATAATATTTGGCTTACTATTGTCAAACATTAATCTTTCCTTTCTATATCTTCTTCGACACATTGATCGCCATATTGTATTTCAATTATGCGACATGGTCTAGTATATGGGTTAGCAAGTTGATGCCATTGTTCTTCTGGTATGCGATGAGTTGAACTTTTGGGTAGGTGCGGATTTTGTAGCGTTGTTGGGTAAACAATACTGTACTCGCTAACAGTTGCTTCGCCATCTGCAATAAACCATAACTCGGATCTATCGTAATGTTTCTGCATACTTAGGCGCTTGCCCGGATCGATGGTTAATTCTTTCACTTTTAGACCTGGAACGTCATGTAATACACGATAATAACCCCATTCTCGTAGAGTTTTAGGCGCTTTCCACTCATCTAATATCCAACTGCTACTATTGAGCTTATCCTTGCCGCCAACGCCAAATGCAAATGCAACATCTGCACATTTCATCTCAGGAATGTTATATTCTGTTCTATCGCCGCCGTTAGCAAATACTATCTCGCTGTTTGGGTACATTGCTTTAACGTTATTAATTGCTTCGATTGCAGTATCATCATCGTCGTTAAACAATATACAATGATCAACCATCTTTAAGTTTTCAATAATAGCAATACGCTCAGTGCTTGGCATAAATGCTCGGCCCTTCTTACGAGCAATCCAAGCATCACTGTTTACTCCAACAACAAGTATATGCCCAAGTGCTTTAGCAGCTTTGAAGTAGGCAATATGCCCGCTATGCAAGCAGTCAAACCCGCCCGTTACAAGCACAACTCTATTAATCATATTTTTTCTTAGGTGGGCGCATTATACCAACTGCTTTAAGTAGCGTTGTACTTTTTTTAGTAGGTTTGCCTTGTTTAATAACCGGTGTAGTAGTCGGTGTGGAAATGTTAATAACACCATCTACCGTTCGTGTTGCTTGCTCTGGGATTTCTGTCCATTGACTTACATAATCAATATAATAGTTTTCTTTATCTAACCACGGATATAGTATATCTTCTTGTCGTAAGTAACCATACGAATTAATCGAATCAACTACTGTTTGATTCAGTAAACCAAAATTAACCAAATCAAGCCAAGTTGTTGTAGTTGCATCCATTGGAGCAATTGCTGATTTATATACTGCAACATGAATCCACGGATCATTGAATTCTTTAAGCATATATGCATCTTTACAATCAAAGCCATTAACTGCAAGCATATAAATTAAACTGGTTGGAGTAAAGTTATAAAAACATCCGCTATGTGTACGACTATAGTATTTGTTATCGGCAACTCCGGAATGTTGTGGAATGCTTAAAATTAGCATAGCATCAACATTCATTTGCTCATTCCACACTTTCAATGTTTCAATTGGGTTAGTGCTATACTGTAAACTATCGTGCGACCACATTAAATCAGCCAATACAGGCAAACAGAATTTATTAAAATCTTTTTCAAGTTTATGTATGTTAATAAGATCGGGAACTTTTGATAATTTAGCGGCGTCGCGGTCAATAGCAAAACAATTATAGTTGTATGGAACAGGCGTATCATCGCGTGACTCTAATGTAGCCCACCAAGTGATATCTTCACCAGTGCCACAGCCTATGTCTACAATTGTATGTAAACTATCAAGGAAGCTATCATATTCCCTAAGTTGATTTAATACCTTAAGTGCATGTCTAGCCATTTTTTAATATCCTAAAAATAAAATCTTTGCTGAAAGTAGTGTAAGCTTCTATAAATTTTGCAGTATATTCTTCTTCAGTTTTAGTATCGTTGCTTAGTCTTGCGAATCGTAGTTCTTGAGAATAATGCACGAGTTGAGCTTTGCGACGCATATAATCTAATATGTCTGTGTTGTCAGTTGAGGTGATATGGGAAGAAATATGTTTAATTTCTTCCCATTGTTCCAATAATTCGTCTACAGGATTAGTTAATTGTTGCATCTTCCATTCCTGCCGTACGCAGTCTAACAATATGTCCTATCATGTATGATTTCGCTTCGAGCCCTTTCATAATGCCAAGCCACTTGTTGCGCAATAGTGCAACTTCGTTAATAATTGTTTCCATATCAATAACTTCGCTTTCGCCATCAACGTACTTTTCAGCATCTCTCGATGTTAGCGCACGTGCATATCCTTCGAGATACTTTTTATAGTGATCTTGACGAATTTTACGTAGTTTAATGTTTAGAAAGTTAAGCACCGCTTCAATCTCTTGTAACTGATTGAAACGTTGCTCTGTAACGCCTGGGAGCATTGCTAGTCCCTTTTCAATATTGCCAAACACCTTAACTTCATTTTTCGCCTGTGCTAGTTCAGCACCATAGTAATCAATGAAGTCAGGGAGTCTGCTAATATCTTGTACTACTTTGTTATACCACATATTTACTCGTCGTCGTAGTCGTTTTCGGGTTCAGCTTCTTCGCCTAAGTATTCCTCAACTGCTCGTCGCAGATATGCATCAGTACCGCCAAACTTCTTCAAATCTGCTTCTGTAATGCTGTGGTCTGCTACAACATTAATAACATGATCTGCTACTGCTTGTCTGTCCTTTTGCGAGATGTACTCCTTAACTGTAAGCCACATTTCACTCAAAATTTCTACATCTACACTCATTCTGCTTCTTCCTCTGATTTAACTGTATCTTGTTTACTTAGCATATCAGGATTGTCTTGAAGATCTTTCATAATTTTGTCTAGACAGTTGTTATCATTACGTTCCCACGCTTTGCGGAATTGTTTAATAACCGTGCCATCGACTGCGGTATACTTAAGACTGTTACCATCTTTAGCCAAAATACCTTTTTTCTCACTTAAATCAACTAGTCCACTGTACGGGCTCATACCTGTTTCATATGGGATCTGTACTTGCACTGATTCAAATGGTTTAGCATAACGTGTTTTCATAATCTTACAAGCCGCACGTATACCAAGTACTTCAGTAACTTTGTTGCCGTCTTCGTCAATTTTAAGTTTTAATTTACGCATAGCAACTACAATACTTGATGCGTAGATAAAGCCTTGGCCGCCACTGATTTTATCATCTGGGTCAAACATATCTTGACTTGCGTATGTGTGATTTGTACACACTAAGCCCACGTTGTAGTTACCAAACATGTTTACACAGTTACGTACAAGTGATGTAAGGGCTTTAGGTTTACGACCCATATCACCTTTCATGTCGCCTGCTTCGAACTGATTGACGTCCGTTGGTGTTAGTAACATACCAAGCGAATCAACTACAAACATAACTTTTGGGCGATCGCCTTCTGCTAATACTTTATAGTCTGCCATAAATGTACTAATTGTTTTTGCTACATCATCAATCATACACATGCTTAGTTTAAGCAATTTGCTGTCGTCTGTATCAACACCAAGTGCTTTAAGCCATGCTTCATCTAACGCATTTTCGCTGTCAATTAAAACAACATAGATGCCTTGATCTTGTGCATTTTTAATAATATTGCCAGAACAGATGTATGATTTACCTGCGCCAGACTCACCAGCAAATACTGTTACTTTACCTAGCGGAATACCTTTGTTAAAGTCGCCACTAATTAAATAGTTAAGTGCATAGTTACCTGTACTAACCCAATCAGTTGGGTCGTTGAATCCAAATCCTAACCCGTCAATTGACTTAGTTAAGGTCTTTCTAAATTTACTTACATCAAATGGTTTTGCCATGTGTTAATATCCTTTTTAAATCAGTAATTAAAAATTTAGTATCGTTAAGTAGGAATTGATCTGCTTCGTTCCAGGTTAACTTCTTTAAATCATCTATCTTTAATGTATAACAAACATACGCTATAATTGCAGCCTTTTCCCAAAACAATAAATTATCAAGTTGACTAATGTTGAAATTAATAATATCTGTACAAATAGTGGTTATTTTATTAAGCCAATCTAAATATGCTTTATTGGCATAAATCATTGAATGGTTAAATTCAGTACTTTTAGCATCATCCCACTGCCAACCAAATGTACGTGCAATTAATGTTTTATATGCATCAATATCATTGGCTATAAATGCCGACAGTGTTACTATATCACTATTGTATGGTATATCATCAAATATACCATAATAATTTAAAGCCAACGATTCATAATATGAATTATCTTTACCTAGATCACGAAAATTAAATTTTTCAAAATTACCTGGCTCCGGAAAACATCCAGTCCATTTTTCATAACTCATCTTTAATCGAAGCAACTTATATTCATTATCGGGCACTATTTCCACTAGCTTTGTATAATTGCAAGTATCAATAATATTAATATAATGCTGCGCCTGTAGATGTGTTTTATTTAATTTACAAATGTTATGACTATTGCCAGTATCAGAAAAAAATAGATTTAGATCTAACTCGACTTGATTGCAACTATAAAGAGTATGAGCCAACAAACTCTGACCCATACTCCCGTTTTGGTAATCAATTACATACGTAATCAATTATACTCCCTACGCAGTCTTTTGACGATTACGAATCATTGCTAAAATGTCTTCAGCACGTTGTCCGCCACTAGCAGGAGTTGTTACTGCCGCTGTTGGTTCTGGAGCATCATCTGCTTCAAATGGAACGTCTGTTGTAGCAACATGCTCACTAACAACTGCTGTTGCAGCAGGTGTAGCTACAGGTGCTTGCGCAGCCGGTGCTGTGTTAGTGGCCGGAGCATTAGAAGTGAATGAACCGCGTGGTTTGTAATACGCACCCCATTTTTCTTCATCGTATGGTTGTCCATCAACTGATGCTTCGAACATTTCTTTCATGATTTTAAGATCAACATCAGTTGGACGTTTAGGCAAGAAGTCTGCAAGATTATATAAACCGTGTTTCTCAATTGCTTCAGCTTCGTCTACAGTTAATGCAGATTCTTTACGTGACCATTTACTAGTACTATAGTCTGCGTAACCACCTTTAGATGTTTTAGTTGCAGTAAAATCTAAACCGCCTGCATAATCAGTTGGCAAGTTTTCTAACTCTGGGTCAAGTAACGCTGACTTAACTAAGTTAAAGATTTGTGGACTGATGATGAAACGACGAATTGGATTGTCTGGGGTCTTGTCATCTTTCATTGGATTTTCACGAACAAAGCCCTGGAACAAATATGATTTCTTTTTCCAATACTTACGGCCCATTTCTTCTAATGAAGAATCTTTAAACCATGTGCGCACTTCTGCTAAGATTGGACACGCTTCGCCCCACATCTCAACGCATGGTACTTGAACTACTACTTTTTTGCTGTCTGTCTGACCTTTAACGCCAGCGAATTCTAAGTTGATCATATTACGTTCAACCCAGAAGAATGTGTTTTTTGGATCTGCATCTGGTAAGAAACGAATACGTGCCGTTGCACCTTCGTCAATGTTCCAATGTGCGTAGATTGCGTTGTCGCCGCCGCCTGATGATTTACCTGTACTACGTGTGTCTTGCGCTTGTAACTTTGCTCTGATTTCTGCTAATGATGTTGCCATGGTATAACTCCTTGTGTTTTAAGTTGGTCTTTAATGTAGGTAACTTCCCGCTACTTACAATACTATTTATCACCTACACATTAATAATACGTTATATTGATAGTAAGGTCAAGAAAAAAGGCACTAAAAAGTGCCCTTTTGGTAAAACTAATTTCTTGTATTAAATACCAGCGATTCTGCGCATCTGTGCGATTTCTTCATTAAATTGTTTGTTGTATGCTGTTAAGTCGCCTTCGTCGTCGCCTTTAGACATTGCTTTCATTTGGCTTGGCATAATTCTAGCTTTGTCTAACGGACTTAATTCTTTCGCACCCATACGTTTTAATTTTTCATCTTTGTTTACGTAATCGTCGCCAATTGCTTCGTCAACGTTAGACATCATACCCATGTCAGCCAAATCATCTGCAAACATTTGTGCAATTTCACCTTCGTCGTCTGCATCACGTTGTGCAGAATGACTTAATCTGTCATAATAATATTCATGTAAGTCACTTTCTAAATCATAATCTAATTCATTGTGATGGATAAAATTATCAACTGCCGCTTTGTTATTAGCAATAATAGCATCTAACGCACCTGTGGCTTCATCGATACCAAGTGATTTTGCTTTGTTATCACGTTGACGCATGTTAGCCATTTGTTTACTAAATTCTTTTTCGTGTGGAGGGCGGCCGAACGGGTCATCAAAATCATATTTCAAAGTCTCATCATGTGCGTTCATTGCCTTGTTAAAACTGCGATCTGCTAAACGTTTATAGTTCTTACCGCGAACAGTATCAACTATGCCTTCATCCATTTCGCCACCGCGATTAAACTGGTCTGGGCTGTCGATGTCTTGATCAAACTGCATATCGCTACCGTATTCTTGCTCTGGTTCATCACGGTCACGTTCAAGTTCAATTTCGTCAGTGCCGCCTAAGTTGTTAATAACTTCTTTAACCCAACCGCTAACATCACTGCTACCAATTTCTTCAACGTTACCCACCCATTCAGCAACATCTCTAGATGCATTTGTAATTGCTTCTGGTCCGTATTGTGATAGTAAATCACTATGTGAATTTATGATACGACGAATAATTGCCGCTTGTACTGCATCGCAGCTATCATTTTCTTCATCGTCGTAGTTTTCTTCAACGTTTGTATAATCTTGTCCACCAGCCGGTGTGCCGCCATATGTGTCGCCTTCATCCATTTCTGGCTCTGCTTGTTGACCGGCTGTATCTTCATCGCCAATTGCAGCCATAACTTGTTGATAAATTTCTGGCATGTTTTCTTGTACCCAATCCATAACCACATCACGTGCATCAGCTTCTGGGTTTTCTTCTGCTAAATCACCTAAGCGATCAAACAATTGGTCATCACCGACTAAGTTATATAGTGCGCTAGTTGCGTTAGTTGCATCAATACCAACTGTTAGCGGTTCCATCAACAAGTCGATAAGTTCAGCAACTTGTTCTTCACCTTCCGGTTTAGCCCATGTGCCTTCACTTACGTTGTCTGCCCAGCTTTCAAATTGTTGCGCGAAGTTATTAGATTTTTTCATATTATATGCCTTTTGTACAAGTGGTAGTGCGTCTTCCATTCTATCATTAAATGATCGTTTAACAAAGCGTTCACGCAATGCATCAACATCAAATTCATCCATTAAAACATCATCTGCTATAAAACTTTCTTTACAAGCAGCATAACCTTTACGTCCACCCATTTTTTTAAGTGTATTGTTTAGCAAGCCGTGATATTCAAATGCGGCTTCTGCCATTGATTGTGTTTCAGCATCTTCAAATGTTCTACGTATCATTGCTGATTTAAACGGACGTAGTTTACCACATTCTTCTGCTATTTTAGTAATATGGCACCCAAAATCATCACCAGCGTCACCACCTTGTGATATGTGTTGTGCCATTGCACGTGCGTATTTTAAGTTGTTGTGGGGTAGTTTAATACGTGCGCCATCTGCTGTTTCAATAAACAGAGCTTTAATTTTACGACTACGTGCGCCACGTTGCTCTGGGTCTACTCGATCGCTATGACGTACAATAATCTTTACGTCACCATCTTGCTCGTAACTACTACGACTTGTGCCGTGCATTCTGCTTTCGCCAAGTGCAACTTCATCTTTACTGTATGTATTGTCTGATTTGCTTACTTGTTGCAAATCGCGGTGTTTTAGTGTACTACGTGTAATATCACGTGGGTCGAAACTTAATAAGTTGCGACGAGCAAACTCTCTTAGTTCACGTAAAAACGCATACCATTTTGCTTTTTCTTCATCGTCTAAATCACTACTGATGTTTTTACTAAAGTATACTTTAAGTGAATTTTCATCAATAACGCTAATTGTTATGTTACCGTGGCTTGCGCCATCTACTGTATAATCAAAGTTGAAGAAACGTGCGGATGCTGGATCTTGTGTTGCTTTAGCGTTTTCATCACCTAAAGTAACATCATCAAATCTATCACGGATTTTTTCAAACAATGCTTCAGCTATTTTGTTTATTTCGCGCATTTTTTTATTCTCATAGTATTATTTATGCTAGTCTGTTGAAAGGCATCTAATCTAATATGTAGTCATTATCCAGGGAAGAGGCTCGATGAAATCATCTAACGTATCACGCATCGCACTATCTAAACTTGCATCGTATGATTGCAATAGCATAGCCATGCGTACCATTAGTACTACACTCATTACTAAGTCATCTGTTTCGCCGGGTTTAGCAGCAAAGCTAGAGCCGTTTGCAACAAATGTTTTTAGTTCTGAGATTAAGTTCTTACTGTTTACTGTTAAGCGTTTAGATTCAATTAAGTTTTTTAACTTTGCGCAAGCAGATAGCTTAGAACGTTGTGTTGTATTAAATCCCTTTCTATAACTTCCGCCACTTGATTTGCGTGGTTCGTTTAAGAATGTTCCCTTAATGTTTTCTTCGCCCATCGATGCTACTGTTACTAATGCCGCTTCGCCGATAGAGTTGTTTTCCATGCTATAGTATATGCTATTAACTGGCACAGTTTCAGCAAGGTACTTAGTAATCTCACTTAGTATAACAATTTGACGTTGTACTGGTGTGCGATTATGTTGCCACTCGCCTACTTGTATAAAACTTGGGAGTTCAAATATTTGTATTGCCGCTGGGTCGCCGCCTGTGCCTAGACTTGGGTCAAGTGCAACGAGATATGTAAATGCTGGATTTGGCTTTTTATACCAACGTATTTGTCCTTGCTGTTCGATTGGGTCAATACCTTGCATTTCAACTAAATGCCCTGGGTTAATAAGTGTTTCATCCCAGATGATAAATTCACAATTTGACGACAATATTCCATTTGTATAATAACGATGCCCACCGTCTACTTCGATTAAATCGTATACTAATTCTTCTCTTCCTAAATTTAATTTAGCAGATACTTGTTGATTGCCACTATTAGTTAATACTATATCTCCTACTACAAGTTCATCAACAGTAACTCTGATAGTATCACTAACAAATACCTTATGATTAGATGTACACTCAATCCAATAGTCAGTACCCAATTCAATCCGGTGGATTTCTTTTTTGCCAAGACACCGAATGCCTACAAAGGATTTATATCCATCAGGAGTTAACACTTTATAACCGTGTTTGTTTTCTTTATACATTATTTCCATGCTAGTATCTCATATTCTGTTTTATTTTTAAACAACCAAACTTCGTATTCGTATCCTTGCTCTATTACTGAATCTTTCTTCCGTAAATTATTAATTAGTCTAGAATTATATTTTTCATTACCATTTCCGTTCCACCACCACATGCTTTTTACTTCGATGATTTTATTCTCTTTTGAAATATAGATATCCGGATAATATGTTGCAAGGTGTAAGTTTACGTTTATATATGCAAACACCGGTAAACTATATATAGTTTTCCTATCATCAAATAATAATTCTGATTCGCTGTATTCTTTTAATAAGTTGGCCAGCACAGTATCTTCGTACCCACGAACCCCAACAACCTTACCCGATGGCATAACAAATGCTCGACCTATACTATTTGATTTAGCAGAATTTATTCTAGCTTCCGGTTTCATTAAAGCATTTTCGACCCCAAATCGATCCATACAAGTTGCACGACGTTTAGATACTATATTGGAAATTTCATCAAGTGTCTTTGCTTGCCAGGCATTGCTTGTTTGCTTGCTATTATTATATGTTTCGCTACCATATTTTTCTTTCTTTGTCTTTCTAGATTTTTCTTTTTGGTCGGCAAACTTAGAACTCCATTCAACTCCATACTTGCGCATAAAAGTTGCTCTGGCTCGAGCCACTTGCAGCTCTTTCTGTTTGTCTGTCTTAGCATTGGCAGCTTTTTTCTTGTTTGCTGAATCCGATAGCTTCTGCTCGTCTGTCCATAATTGTTTTGATTTAGCTATAGTTTTACCCACACATACAGGGTTTCCGCAACTGCTAGCATAGGTGTGATTTTTTTGATAAAAGGTCAATGGTTTACTACAACTACATAATTTAATAGTACCTGTTATATATTTTTCATAATATGCTTGATATGTGAGTTGATTTGTTCTGAGATGTTTTGTAAACTGACCGTTAGATACACAATAGTTTTTGTTATCTATTTTCGATATTACATAATTTGCATCACTCATACATTTCTCAATTAAATTGGTCTTCTCCAATTATTTATCGATTATATTAAACAATTCACCAATTGTGACTATTTTTTGCTCATCATTAATTTCTAATTGTAGTATTGTATCACCGTTACAGCAATCCATCTCTCTACGGAAGCGTTCATCACCTAATTGCGCACGTTGTTCCGTTGCCCACGTGTCATCTCTATCTGGATGTTCTCTCCAATAACTACGGAATGATTTAAACCCATTAACTCCTAACGCAGTGGCGTTTCCAAAATCGTCCACGCATTTGTTGGCTCCCTTCCACAGAGTAGCAAATTGATCTTCGTCTGAGTTAGGAGTTGATGTGATAATACATTTACCGCCTGTTGCTAGTGTAGGACTGATAGAAGTCCAAAATTCACGACCGATTGTACTGCGTACAAATGCGAACTCATCACAATATAATAATGATATAGACATACCGCGACCTGTGTTTTCTGTCGTTGTAGCCGAGTTAATACGTGAGCCATTTTCAAAATCGATATTACCTTTGTTGTATGTTGTTACGCCAGCACGTATAAAGTCAGGGCATAGTTCATATGCGTAACGAATACGTGACATAATTTCTTGCGAGCCTGTATATTTGTGTGCCGCGATAAGAATTGTTGCATCGGGTACGAACATTGCGTACCATAGTAAGTATCCGGCAGCACTTGTTGATTTACCAGTTTGACGTGGCATTAAACTGATACTGAATCTATAATTGTGATATGTTTCAATTAAGCGTTTTTGATATTCAAACGGCTGATACAACATACGTCCTTTAGTAGGATGTTGTATGTAGAAGTAATGACTCATAAAGTATTCCGGCCCAGTGATTGGGTCAGCACACTTAGCAAATTCTAAGAGCTGTTCTTCTGTAAATGTTTCTGATTGGTAGGGTCTTTTAACTAAGACGCTGTCTGGAGTTTGTGCCATAATATTACTTAGCTTGCGGAGGTAATGTGTTAATATTGTTGTGTGTTGCGATGAAGTTAGATAAACTCATCGGTTGATTTACATCAGTTACACTTGCAATTGTGTATGCTGGGTCGTTTACATCAAGTATTGCATCGGGGATTAATGACTCTGTATAGTCCTGTGCCCTAATGCGATATTGTTTAGACACCGTACTTGTTCTTTTTACGTGTGGGTACTGGGCTAGTTTTGCCAGTGTTGCCAAGTTCTTCACTACGATTGTTAGTTAAGCGATTAACATGACCTGCGCCTACCATATCAGCAGCACTATTAATCATCGCTAGTTCTTCATCTGTATATGTACATAGTAATGGGTCACCTGCTATTGCACCTGCTGCTTTAGTTGGGAAATCCGGTGCACCTGCTAATGCTAGCCCAAAGCGATATTGTGCATACGCACTACCGTTTGATTTGTTCATACTAATACCGGG